ATAAAAAATGCAGCAGAGGAAAGAAGATTCTTCTCTATCCCAAATAAGTTTGAAATAGATTTTGTACGTTTAGCAGCAGATCAGACAGTAAGTTCAGTACCGCATATAACACCAAATCTACATTTTAAAATTATGCCTTCAGTCTGCAGTGGTGTTACTCTTAACTATACTCCAGATAATCAATATAATGCATTAAAAAGAGTTGCAGCTGATGATTCTAATGATCCCACAATCAGGTCATTAAGCGTACCAGCAGTTATTATGAACCTATCATTTACAGAAGTGACACTTCTTACAGCAGACAACTGCACACAGGGATACTAAAATGTCTTATTTTTCTCACTTACCAAACGTATATGTTGGAAAGGGTATCACAGATGATGATGCGTTTACACACGATCTTGTTAAAAATATCTTTAGACGAGTTACAATAAGAGAAGATATAGACAAATTTGTAACTCAATTTGAGTTAAAAACATTACCTGATGGTGTAAGACCAGAACAAATTGCAGAAGCGGTAACTGGTACTGCTTATATGGATTGGCTAATTCTTCTAGTAAACAATATAACTGATATTTACGAACAATGGCCTAGAAGGGAATCGGATCTACAAGATTATATAAATGAAAAATACGATAGCGACCCAGATGGATTGCACCACTGGGAAACACGTGAAGTGATATGGGAGCAAGAGGGATTTGAAGATATTACAGTTATTGAAAAGGGTCATGAAGTTAATGAATCTTGGAGAGCAGTACTACCTGATGGAACAACAAGAACGAAAGAACAATCAATATATCCAGTAAGTAATTATGAACACGAATCTCATTTAAATGATAAAAAACGATTTATTAGAATTCCTACTCAAGGTCTGATTAATAAAATAGAAAGTGAAATTGACGAATTACTTGCTTATGAAGAACATAAAGAATTGAATGATGAGAATGATAAATTTACGCCATTAAGTGTTGCACAAAGATTCTTAGATACAAAGGGATACGTTTCTGGTTCAGAAACAATATCATTAAGTCAACTTGGTACTATAGTATCTTATGATAACGGTCCTGGTAGTTCAACTATAAAACTTGGTGAATCCTCGACTACTACAACTTCAACAAGTAGTTCTAGCACTACAACATCAGGAACCAGTTCTACCACTACAACTACCACCACTACAACTACAACTCAAACATTTGATGGTGGTGAAGCAGCAACTTCCTCATATTAGAAAAAACCCTACATATCAAAAAATATGCCGAGTTTTTTTTACGGTTTCCTGGTAAACAAAAGTTGAATAATATATCAGTCTTGCATGGGACTTCCAGTCCTGTACCTTGCATTAACTATCATACTTTCTAGCTCAATAATATAGTTTGTATTGTGCCAACGTGACTCCTTAATCTCATCCATTGCAATCGATGCTTTACACTCGGTCTGTTGGTCTTCATGGGTGAAATAATCGCCTGACATGTGTGTTGTGTTGAAACTTACACACTATTTTATAACGAAACCCTCATAAAAGAGGGTTTTTTTATAATGATTTAAGTTTTGCGTAACAGTTATTTATCGACTCTTATCATTTTATATGGTTGCTCTTCATACTCTACACGTATAAAAACTCTTCTTCCTTGATCAGTACATGTAGATCCTTTATACTTTAGTCCTTCATCTAATACTGCAATAGAATTAGCAAGACTCTCAATCTTTATATTCTCTGGAGAATAAGAGGTATTACTATCTGCGATTTCTAGTACTCCATCATTAGTGTTAACATAATAAAATGCAGTCTTCCTTGTACTAGTAGCATACTCTTGCTGTATTATATTGTCTGTTTGTGCAATAGAGACTGCTTTAACAAGAAATGGTTTAGAAACTTTCAATGCTTGCATCAAAGGATCTAATATTAAACATGTACCAGCAGCAATTTCTCTATCTGGTTCTGGATTCTCCCCTTTAGCAGAATAAAAAACATGCTCATACTTACAAGATGGATCCTCTGATGAATAGAACCAAGGAAAATGCTCTGACATCATATAGGATTGTATAGCACCTGCATCTTTCTCAGAAAGAAAGTCATCAAAAACATTCATTTAAAATCTCGGTATCTTTTGTATTAGTGGGAGGATTTCAGTCTCTACTCTGTCTGCAATCTTATCAACTATACTTATATCTATGTCCATAAAAGGTGGAATGATACCGAGTAATCTTAGTGTCCCATCTAAAAACAATGCTAAACAAGTAAAACCGAGAATCATACTAATAATAGTAGCATCTCGGTTATGTTTACGCATAGACTCTTCATCTATTCTACGTGCTTCTGCTAAGGCTTCAGCGATTAAGATATCAACTTCTTCCTTAGTATAACAAAGATGAGGTAAAATTTTCCTAACCGCTTCTTCCGTCATTATTATCCTCCGTCTATATCACAACCAATAACACTACCTGTTACAACTCCCAAAGGAATTGCCCACCAGCGTCCATCTCCTTGAGATATTGCTGCGGCAGCTCCTCCACCTAAGATACCACCAAGAACTGCTCCGTCACTACACTCATTACCGTCAGGTGATGGTGCTCTTTGAATGATTGGTCTTGGTTCTCTATGTTCTCTAGGAGGTGATGATCTCCATGGCCTACATGGTACTTCAATAGTATCATGCCATGACTTAACATATCCTGGACTGTTTGATGTGCCAGGAACATACTCTTCTCTATATTCTTTGCGTATACATTTTCTCGATGAAGACCAGCCTGGTTGTGACTCGTACGCTTGAGCACTGCCAGCAATCAGAAATGGAAACAATAGTAATGGTGCTAGTTTCATAATTCTCCTGTTAATATACTTATTATAACAGCACAAAGAGGATATTAAGTCCTCCTTGTGCCAGTTTATAATCAGTCCTCCTCTGCTAATGACTGGAAGTATGAGAGTGTATCACCTTCAGTTGCTGAAGCAGGTGCTGTTGCCCCTACTTTCTCTCTGAAATCTGATACTTCTTTACCCCAATTAGCAGGTACTACTTCCTCTTCACTCTCGTCAACAACAGGTGCTGTACGAGGTGCAGACTTACCTAATACTAGATTCAATCTTGACTTGAGTTGCTCATAAGACTTAAAGTTCTTAGGTGCTTCAAACTCAGCGAGTGAGTAGGACTTCTTCCAAATCTCTTCTAGTTCTGTATCATCTAGTTTACCTAGAGTAGCAGGTGCAGCGAACTCTGACTTATCATAGTTCCAGTACCCATCAACCTTACGAATCTTTACCTTGAAGTCTGCACCTTTCCATAGATTAAATGGATCTAGTGGAGTCTCGTCAGCAAATGCAGGTTGCATTGCTTCTACTAGCTTATCAAATATCTTCTTACCGTAGCGGTATAAGAAGACTCTTCCTTCGTTCTCTGGATGTGCAGGGTCACTTACAACATAGATGTTAGAATAGTAAGAGAGTTTTCTCTTCTGTGTTCTAGCAGTTGCCTTGTCAGACTCACGACCACTGTTCCATAGTTCCCTGTTCATCTCACCGACAGGATCATCCTTACCAATAGTAGTAAGAGAGTTCTCGATGTACCACTGACCACCAGGTCCTTTGAAGGAGTGTGACCAGATCTTTGCCCAAGGCATGTCCTCTCCATCTGGAGCAGGAAGGAATCGGATAACGGCATAACCGTTTCCTGATTTATCCAACTCAGGTTTCCAGAGACGCTCATCAGCACCTCCACCACTCTGAGGTTGGTTTAGTTTTTCTATCTCTTGTGTCAGTTTACTAAGACTGCTACCAGCAGAGGCAGCTTTCTTTAGTGAAGCAAATGACATAATCGTATTCTCCGTATTGAGTGTATTGTTGCTACTGTATAATCGTAGCATACTATTTAGGTAATGTCAATCAAGTTCTGACTGACTTTTTTCTGCTCTTCCTAACGTAACGAGCATAGCATCCATGCAGTCCAAGAGACTCTTGTACCCAAATGCTTGAGACAAGGCATCAATCCTTGTCCTCATGTCTGCTGCTTCAGCATCTTCCTTAGCTGCTAAAGTTAACCTAGTATAAAAATTCTTTTGCTTATCTATGAGGACTTTACACTTATCAATGTGCTCAACTCTTGCTTCTGCATCCATCTTATGAAGATGATTGGTCATAGAAGCTATCTCATGATAGGTATTAAATATATCATTCAAATTTTCCTGAACCTGTTCTGATTCAAAGAACGTAGTCTCTGTCATAAGGGTAACACTCCTTTAGTTGTTTGCTTCATATAATTAAGACGCTGAGCTTCATGCTTCAATCTTTCTTTCAATGGTTTTGATAAAAGTTTTGGTACAGTTTCTATTTCGATCTCATTCTCTTGACAGTAGGTTACTACTGCCTCGATGTAAGTAATGAGACCACTGCTCTTATGCACCAACCTTTCAATCTCTGCAGAGAATTTAGTTGGAGTTAAGAACTTATCTTCAAGTAAGTTTTCTTTAGGCATTCTTTCCCCTAACAAATTCTTCAATGTAGGACTTAAGTAGTTGTAGATAGTCATCAAGATTGTATTTCTGAAACACTTGTATAGACCCATCTTCAACCGCAATGAGTGTGACAATTTTCTTTACCTCAATACCTGAACGTTCGAGGAACATCGCTGCGTACGCAGTCTCTTGAACAAAGTAATGTTCAACCCAATCTTCCTTCTTTTCTTTAGTGGAGGTTTTAAAATCAATTACTGCTAACTCACCATCAAACTCTGCAATACAGTCTACACGACCAGCGAGTCCAAGATAATGTGAATACAAAAATGTTTCTAAGCAGTGTATGTTATCAATGCGGTCAAGAGTAGTCTTTGCCGACTGAAACATTCTAACAGATAATGGATTATTTTCCAAGTAAACTTCAAGATTTAATTTATCCTTAATATAATCTTCAGTAATACTATGGAATGCAGTACCTCTTTGCGTTGCTCTAGCAGTAATCTGATTAGCCTCATGCTCACCTACTTTCTTTCTCCAACCTGCGAAGAATGCTGCGTTCTTAAACGATGTGATTGAGGTAACACTCGGATAGTATTTATCAGCACCAGGAATAGGGTAGAACCTTACCCCATCTTTATTCACAGGTTCCACTTCAATTTCTTTGAGTGGAACATCAACAAAAGTAAAAGTCATTTAGAAACCAAGATTATATTTTGTGATTAGATATTGTTTGACTAGACCAGATCTTACGATGTCATCTATACCAAACTCAATACAAGCAAAGTCATTCATCTCCTGAAGGATCTGAATAAAGTCTGATATCTTAGACTTCTCTGCTTCTCTTGTTAGATCTGTCTGGGTGATGTCACCACAGAACATAATCTTAGAGTCCTCACCTACTCTTGTTATTATACTATCTAATTCATGAAAATTCAAGTTACTGAACTCATCTACAATAACAATAGCATTATCTAATGTAGTTCCTCTAATGAATGAGGTACTCCAGAAGTCAATGGTCTCTTGAGATCTTAAGTTATCGTACAACATTTCAAATGAATTATCGTCAGGCATACCAAACATATACCTCACCATATTTTTGTAAGGTATCTGATATAAGTATGACTTATCTTCATGATCACCAGGAAGAAATCCAATCTCTCTAGTAGGTACGAGTGACCTTACAATGTATATCTTATCGTGAGGTGACTGTTCATCTAACACTTCTTGTAGTGCTAGGTAAAGCATAATGAATGTCTTACCTGTACCAGCAGCACCATGCAACAGAAGATTCTTCCCCTTCTTATACTCATCAAACGCAATCGTTTGATTATCAGTAAGAGGTTTGATATCAGTCATGTATGACTTATCAATAGGTTTCTTCCTCTTCATCATCTTCTTAGACATTGGTTGGATTGGTGCAGTACCATTACCATTACCGTTGGATTTCTTTCTGGCTCTTGGCATTATGTAAAGCGACTCAAGTTTGCAAGTGGATGTGCCTCCTGTACTTTGGACATGGCTTCCTTAAATCCATCATCCATTTTAGGTTTGCCGTAAGTAGCAGAGGTGGCTTGATTACCAAAGTATCTATCCAACTCTGGATGATCTTCTTTGAACTGATCAAGTTTAGTCATTGACATATGATGTTCAGTAACCTCACCTGTTTCCTTATTAATAAAATCGTAAGTAGGCATCTCTGGTATGTGTTATTGGGTGTGTACATAATCTAACGCTTCTGCAGTAGCAGGGAATTGCTCTATGAATATATCCCTACATGCTTCTGCGATATCCATGTGTTCCTTTTGGGTTCCATGTGCAGAACGTAAATCTATGTAGTGGATCCACGAACGTATACTACCAGTCATATAAAGCTTTGTTGGTGTAGCAAGTGGTAGGACAAACCTAGCACACTCCTTAGCAACACCTTCATC